TTGACAAATCTGCCGAGGAGGCTGGCACCGGAGATTGAGGCGGAGTGGATCGGCGCGGCGCGGCTCTCGCAATATCCGCTTCTGCCGATCTTCGACACTTGGCTGGTGACCGGCGGCCGCGGCGCCGGCAAGACACGGCTGGGCGCCGAATGGGTAAACGCCCTGGTGCGCGGCTTCCCGCCCTTCTCCGGAGGGCGGCGCTATGGCTGCCTGGCGCTTGTGGGTGAAACGCTGGCGGATGTGCGCGAGGTGATGATCGACGGCCCGTCGGGACTGTCCGCCGTGGCGCGCCGGCATCGGCCGCGTTTCGAAGCGAGCAGGCGCAGGCTGGTCTGGGACAATGGCGCGCTGGCGCAGATGTTCTCCGCCGAGGATCCGGAGAGCCTGCGCGGCCCGCAATTCGATGCCGCCTGGTGTGACGAGGTGGGCAAGTGGCGGCATGCGGATGCGACCTTCGACATGCTGCAGTTCGGCCTGCGGGTCGGCGAGCGGCCGCTGCAGCTTCTGACCACGACGCCGCGGCCCATCCCGCTGATCCGCCGGCTGATGGACGACCCGCTGGTCACGGTGACGCGCATGCCGACGGCGGAGAACGAGAAGAACCTGGCGAAGGGTTTTCTGCGGGCGATCGAGCGGCGCTACGCCGGGACACGGCTTGGCAGGCAGGAACTGGACGGCGAACTGATCGCCGACCGGCTCGACGCGTTGTGGACGCGGGGAATGCTGGAGACGGCGCCTGCCGCATCCGGTGCGTTGCGGCGCATCGTCGTGGCGGTCGATCCTCCGGCTGCCGCGCACCGGACGTCGGACGCCTGCGGACTGCTCGTCGCGGGCATCGACGCGGCCGGCAACGGGCTGGTCCTGCATGACGGGACCGTCAGGGCGGCCAAGCCGCAGGAATGGGCGAGCCGCGCGGTGGCGCTCTATCACCGGTTCGGCGCCGACTGCATGGTGGCGGAAGTCAACCAGGGCGGCGACATGGTGGCGGCGGTGATCGCCACGGTGGATGCCACCGTGCCGGTGAAGCCGGTGCGGGCGACGCGCGGCAAATGGCTGCGCGCCGAACCCGTGGCGGCGCTCTACGAGCAGGGGCGCGTGCGCCACGCGCAGCGCTTTCCCGAGCTCGAGGACGAGATGTGCGATTTCGGCCTCGACGGATTGTCGGGCGGTCATTCGCCGGACCGGGTGGATGCGCTGGTCTGGGCGCTGACGGAGCTGATGCTTGGCAAACGACGCGAGCCGCGCATCCGGGATTTGGGATAGGGGCGCAGGCCCCGGCAACGAAACGCTCGATCGGGAAGACGATATGGCTTGGAACTGGCCCTGGGCGAGGCGTCCGGGAGGCGCCGACGCGTCCGTGGAAACGAAGGCTGCGCAGGCGGCCGGCTTCGTCGCACTGCACCGCGAGGCCGAGGCGCGCTGGTCGCGCCGCGACTATGCGGCGCTGGGGCGCGAGGGGTTCATGAAGAACCCCGTCGCCCACCGCGCCGTGCGGCTGGTGGCGGAGGCGGCCGGCGCCGTGCCCTGGCTCTTGTACGAAGGCGCGCGGGAGCACGATGCGCATCCCGTGCTCGACCTGATGGCGCGACCCAACCAGCGGCAGGCGGGCGGCAGCTTCATGGAGGCGCTCTACGGGCATCTGCTCCTGGCCGGCAACGCCTATGTGCAGATGCTGGAGACCGGGACCGGAACACGCGAGCTGCATCTCCTGCGGCCCGACCGGGTGACCGTGGCGGCCGACGCCGCCGGCTGGCCGGTTGCGCTCGACTATCGCGAGGGCAGGGCGCGCCAGAGGATCGCGCTCGAACCGGGCGCGGCCCTGCAACTCGGCCTGTTTCACCCGCTCGACGATCACTACGGTTTCGCGCCACTGGGCGCGGCGCTGATGGCGCTCGATACGCACAACCAGGCGGCGCGCTGGAACAAGGCGCTGCTCGACAATTCGGCGCGTCCCTCCGGCGCGCTGGTCTATGCACCGAAGGAAGGCGGCAATCTCTCGGAGGACCAGTTCGACCGGCTGAAGGCGGAACTCGAACAAGGCTATGGCGGCGTGGCGCGGGCCGGACGGCCGCTGCTGCTCGAGGGTGGGCTCGACTGGAAGGCGATGAGCCTGTCGCCGCGCGACATGGACTTCATGGCGGCAAAGAACGGGGCGGCGCGCGACATCGCGCTGGCGCTCGGCGTGCCGCCCATGCTGCTCGGCATTCCCGGCGACAACACCTACGCCAATTACCAGGAAGCGAACCGGGCCTTCTACCGGCTGACCGTGCTGCCGCTGGTGGGGCGGGTGGCGAAGGAGTTTTCGGCCTGGCTCGAGCCGGTGTTCGGAGCGCCGTTGCGGCTGTGGTTCGACGCCGATGCGATCGAGGGACTGGCGGCGGAGCGCGAGGCGCTGTGGAGCCGGGTGGGCGCCGCCGATTTCCTGAGTGATGAGGAAAAACGCCGGGCTGTGGGCTATGGCCCGCGTGGCGAATGAGGCGCGTTCTGGAGGATACGGGGATGCTTGCCACGCGGCTGCGTGGGGAGGCGACATGGTTCCGGCTGCTGGCCTCCGCCGCGCGGCTGGAGCTAGCGCTAAAGTACAACCCCGGATGGCGTCTTCAGCCGCGTGTCCCAGCGGGAAGTCCTGGTGGTGGTCACTGGACGGATGGGGGTGGAGGCAGCGCCATTGACGAAAGCACCGTCCATCGTGTGCAGGCCGAGCCTGGACGAGGTCAGCAGGTTGACCTTTTGGAAGAGGAGGCGGCTGGCGGACATGCGATCAGAAAACATGTTGGCCGAAGCGGTCAGTATCTCCTGGATTACGTTCGTGCGCATCAGGACCGGGGGCTCTTTGTTCGGCACGGCGTGCGGCGTAGCGGGTCTTTTCCTTCTCTGGTTGCAGCGAACGGGCTTGTAAACGCAACCTTGGATCGCAACCGTGCTATTGCAGATGCGGTTGCGAAAGGCGAACTTGACGAGGCGTTTGTTACCGCAGTCTTTAATTAGAAAACCGGGATGGACGCAGTTACAGATGGTTATGTGCAACCTTACCTGCGTGATACTTATGGCGTTGGTGTATATATTGTCCATGATGATAAAGTTCGCAAAGGATTAAGGGTTCACACAGCCTATCCAAGAAACGAGTGAGAGATCAGATGAACGTACCAAGTGCGTTTTCTCGCATGGCGCGCCATATGCATGCCGACGTAGAGCTTGTCGTTCGATCTGATGACGAACTGACAGCCTATCTCGCTCGCTCTTTGACCGCGCAAGAAAAGAATATTGTATCCGGTTTTATCGAACGGTTGCTGGCGGCCGGACTGAACGATGAGGGTTTGGTGAAAATCTGGTCGGAAACAGGGTCCGATTGCTATCTTCGAAAAGGGTATGCAGAACTCTTTTATCGGGACCTCTTGGCGGCACTGCGCGCGCAGTAGATCAAGGATGCCGGGAAACGTGATGCAGGGGCGACAGCTGGACCATGGATGTTCCGAAGGTCCTTATCGGCGAGGCCGGCGCACTGATCGGCCAGAAGCTCGAATATGAACGTGGCACCCAATGGTGGACGGCGCGCAGCCAGACGCTCGGCCGCATCCTGTGCATCCTTCTGGCGGAGTGGAAGCCGGAACTGGTGGACGACCTCACACGGGTCGGCAGTCTCTACACCGACCAGATGTGGGCCTTCTACGGCGGGCTGGAAGACGGCATTTCGCCGGGTGACCTGAAACATCGTCTGCTCGTTGCGGAGCACATGCTTCCGGATCTTACGCCGGACCCGCAGAGGATCGACCGGCTGGCCGGGCAATTGCTGCAGGTCGAAATCCCCGAGGATCGGTGGAAGAGGCATTCAGGGTGACGGCGGGTCGTCCGGCTCATGGGCAAGGGGCGCCTGGCTGCAAAACGCGAATGCATGTAGCATCCGGACGAACTCATTTGAATGACAGCTAACATGCATGATTTCAATGTGTTAAAGCGTCCTTTGCGTGCCGTATAGGACGCGCGGCGCTGTAAAGAGCTTGAGCCGCGTGGCCTGACGGACGGCAACCCAGACCCGAGCAATGACGCGTTGGAGCATCGGCCCGAACGTGGCCTGCAGTTTGCGGTTCTTCCGATGCTCTTTCCAACCTTCGGGTCGTCCCTTGCGCGTTCGAACGGGCGCATGACGATCTGAAAGCACGATCCCACATACGAGGATTTTTCGATGACCGACCTGACCCAGGCGGGCTGGATATGGCTCGCCAAGGGGGCTGGCGCTGTGGCCGGCTCCGCGATCTCGCTCGCCTATATCCTGCCCAAGCACCGGCGCGACGCGGCCATCCGCTTCGCGGTCGGTGTTACCTGCGGCATGATCTTCGGCGGCGCGACCGGTTTGAAGCTCGCCGAGCAGATCGGGCTCACCGGAGAACTCGGCCCGGCTGAGACCATGCTGATGGGGGCCGCCGCGGCGAGCCTGTGCGCCTGGAGCGCCATCGGGCTTGTGCTGCGCTATTTCCACGGCCGCGCCCTCGATCGCATGCCGGCCGAGGCCGCCTCCCGTCTTCCAGACCAGAAAGGACGCTAGCCATGCGGGATGCGGAAACACCGGCGCTGGACGAGTACAAATATGCCGGCCTTGACATCGAGACGGTGGAAACCGACGGGACGTTCTCGGGCTATGCGAGCCTTTTCGGCAAGGTGGACCTGGGGCGCGACGCGGTGGAGCGGGGGGCTTTCGCGCGCTCGATCGAGCGACGCGGGGCCGCCGGCATCCGCATGCTGTTCCAGCACGACCCGGCTCAGCCCATCGGCGCCTGGGAGGAGGTGCGCGAGGACGCGCGCGGCCTATTCGTGCGCGGCCGTCTGGCGCTGGGCGTCGCCAAGGGGCGCGAGGTGCGCGAACTGATGCGCGACCGCGCGCTGGACGGGCTTTCCATCGGGTTTCGCACCGTCAGGGCGCGGACGGAGGCCAAGACCGGGGTGCGGCGCATCCTGGAGGCCGATCTTTGGGAGATCTCGGTCGTCACCTTTCCCATGCTGCCGGAGGCGCGCGTGGACAATGTGAAGACCGCTGGGAATGGCGCGCCCCTGCCCACGGCGCGCGAATTCGAGCGCTGGCTGACGCGGGATGCGGGCCTGACGCGGCGCGAGGCCCGGGTGGTGATCGCCAAGGGGTTCGCGGTCTTGACGCGCGAGCGGGACGCCGCGCGGGGCGACGACGGGCAGCTGGCGGCGGTAATCCGCCGGGCGGCCCGCATGTTCAACGATCAGGGAAAGAAACGATGACGGAACAACGGAAAATGCGCGCGCCGGAGGTGAAGTCGGCGGCGGACCAGGGTGACGTGACAGCGGCGTTCGAGGAATTCATGACCTCGTTCGAAGCCTTCAAGGAAGCCAATGACGAGAAGCTCGGCCAGCTGGAGCGGCGCGGCGCCGACCCGGTCACGGTGGAGAAGGTGGAGCGCATCTCGCGCGCCCTCGACGCGCAGAAGCAGGCCATCGACGGGCTGGCGCTGAAGAAGGCGCGCCCGGCGCTGGGACGCGGCGGCGGCGGCCTGGCGGAGCTGGAGCGCAAGCAGGCCTTCGACGCCTATATGCGCTCCGGTGACGAGCGCAGTCTGCGGGCGCTGGAGGAGAAGTCCATGTCCTACGGCTCCGGCCCGGACGGCGGCTATCTGGTGCCCGACGAGACGGAGGCGGCGATCGGCGCGCGGCTTGCCGATCTCTCGCCGATCCGCTCCATCGCCTCGGTACGCCAGGTGTCGAGCGCTGTGCTGAAGAAGCCTTTCGCGATCAGTGGCCCGGTGGTGGGCTGGGTGGCCGAGACGGCGGCACGGCCCGAGACGGCCTCCAGCACGCTCGACGAGCTGCAGTTCCCGACGGCGGAACTCTACGCCATGCCGGCTGCGACGGCAGCACTTCTCGACGACAGTGTGGTCGATCTCGACCAGTGGATCGCCGGCGAGGTGGAAGCCGCGTTCGCCGAGCAGGAGGGCGCGGCCTTCGTCAACGGCAACGGCGTCAACAAGCCGAGAGGCTTTCTCAACTACACGCAGGTGGATGACGGAAGCTGGAACTGGGGCAATGTCGGCTACAACGTAACCGGCGTCAGCGGCGCGCTGCCGGCGTCGGATGCTTCCGACGTTCTGGTGGACCTCGTCTATGCGCTGAAGGCGGGGTACCGCCAGAACGCAAGCTGGGTGATGAACCGGAAGACGCAGGCGACGCTGCGCAAGCTGAAGGACGCGGACGGCAATTATATGTGGCAGCCTCCCGCCACCCCCGGCAGCCGCGCCATGCTGATGGGTTTTCCGCTCGTCGAGGCGGAGGACATGCCCGACATCGGCGCGGACACGACGCCGATCGCTTTCGGTGATTTCCGCCGCTTCTACCTGGTGGTGGATCGCATGGGCATCCGGGTGCTGCGCGATCCCTACTCGGCGAAGCCCTACGTGCTGTTCTACACGACCAAGCGGGTCGGCGGTGGTATCCAGGACTTCGAGGCAGCCAAGCTGCTGAAATTCGGCATCGCATGACGGCAGACTGACAGGCGGTGCATTGCTGCCCCCGGGGGCGGCCCCGGGGGCGGCTCCGGCCTCTTTGTCCGCAGCCGCCCTGTCTCCAGCGACGGGATTTCATTCATGACGCTTTTTCGAACGGTCGACCCGGCGGTCGAACCGGTGACGCTCGTCGAGGCGAAGGCGCATCTGAGGATCGCCCATGCCGGTGAGGACGAGTTGCTGAACGGGTTGATCCGCGCGGCGCGCGAGGAGGTCGAGACGACCACCGGCAGCGCGCTGATCAACCAGTCGTGGCGGATGGTGCTCGACGACTGGCCGCGCGATGCGCTGCTCCTGCTGCGCCGGCCGCCGGTGCGCCAGATCATCTCGGTGACGGTGTTCGATGCGGACGGGGCGGGATCGGTTCTCGACCCGGCGCGCTACCATCTGGACCCCGTCTCGAGCCCGGCCCGTCTGTATCTGGGCGAGCGCCCCCCGTCGGGCGGGTGCTGAACGGCGTGGAGGTGGATTTCACCGCCGGTCACGGCGAGGCGGGAACGGATGTTCCCGATCTCTTGCGCCGGGCGATCCTGCTTCTTGTGGCGCACTGGTTCGAGTTCCGCGCCAGCTACGGCGCGGCGCACCAGCCGGTGTCCCTGCCGGAAGGCTATCGACGCCTTCTCGGCGCCTACAAGACCCCGAGGCTGTGATGCGCATGCAGTTCATCGAACCCGGCTCTTTCCGGCACGAGATGCGCCTGCAGCAGGCGGCGCTGACACCGGACGGCGCCGGCGGACACTTCGAGAGCTGAACCGAGATCGCGACGCCGTTCGCCGTGGTTGAGCCAGTTGTAAAAAGGGGAGCCGGCGTGCCGGCGCAGCGCTCGGTGACGATGTGAGGAAGAATGTTTGAAAGGAAAGGGCAACGCATGACACAAAGCAAACCTTGGTATCTCTCGCGCACCATCTGGGCTTCGCTGGTGACGATCGCCACGGCCGCCGCCGGGATGCTCGGCTATCCGGTCGACGGGATCGACGGCCCCGCCGTTTCGGACAGCGTTTTACAGGCGATCACCGCAATATCGGGCCTTGTCGCGATCTTCGGACGCGTGCTGGCGAGCAACCGGATCGGCTGA